GGGCCATCACCCAGCGCTGGGCGCTTCGCTTCACCAGTTCCAGCACGTTCGACGTGATCGGGGAAAACGTCGGCAACCTCGGCAACTACAGCATCAACGCGGACTGCTCGCCCATCAACCCGATCAGTGGACAGCCGTATTTCACCATTCGCTCCACCGGCTGGGGCCTGGGCTGGGCCGCTGGCAATGTGCTTCGCATCAACACCGTTGGCGCGATGTACAGCTACGCGGCAGTTCGCACCGTGCAGCCCAGCGCCGCAGCGGGGACGGATTTCAAGTTCGAGCTACTGGTGCGCGGCGATGTGGACCGCCCGCCTTCGCCTTAAGGAGTACCCATGACGACAACCGTCAAGAATTTCAATTCCACCATGACCGGAGCACCGGTGCTGACCGGGCAGGCCGGGGCGATGAAAACGCTGCTCAAAACCTGCCTGGTGGACGGCTTCGCCTCCGCCTCGGTGCAGGCGCTCAACGTCGCATCGAATGTGGCCACAGCCACCTTCGCCGCGCCCCATGCCTACACGGTAGGCTCCATCGTGCTTATTGCCGGGGCCACGCCCGCCGCGCTCAACGGAGAAAAGCTCGTCACGGCCACCACGGCCACCACCATCAGCTATGCCGCCACTGGTGTGCCAGACGGGGCAGCGACCGGAACCATAACCGCCAAGCTCGCACCGGCTGGCTGGCAGGAACTCTACACTGGAACAAACCTCTCGGCGTTCAAGCCCACCGTTCCGGAGGCGACCGGCTGCATTCTGCGAGTGGATGACACCGGCACCAAAAACGGGCGCGTGCGTCTCTATGAGACCATGAGCGACATCAACACCGGCACCGGACCAACGCCCACCGATACGCAGGTTTCGGGCGGCCTCTACTGGCCCAAGAGCGCGACGACCGATGCCACGGCGCGGTCATGGTACTTCGTTGGCGATACGCGTGGCTTCTATCTCGCTGTTGCCCCGAATGGCAGCAGCCGCTTCACCATCCTCTACGCGGGTGACATCGCCAGCCTCAAAAGCGGCGATGCATATGCGTGTGTCATCACGGGCAACGAGGCAGATCAGACGGCGCTTGCTTCGGGCGCTCCAAACGGCTGCGTCGGATACTCTGGACGATCAGCGCGGGTCGGCTGCTACATGGTGCGCGACCATCTTGGAGTCGGCCAATCGGTCAGCGCTCAGCGACTAGGCGCGCATCACAACGGCAGCACGGCGGACGCCTATGCGGGCACCGCTGGATACAGCCTTGGCACCTACCCGAATGGCGCGAACAATGGCTTGCTGACCGGCTCGCTGGAGCTTTTCAGCACCGCGATTCGTGGCGGCTTCCCCGGCCTGCTGCACCCGGTGCAGGATATGACCAGCGCCAACCTAGCAGCCGGTCAAACCGTGCTCGGAACCGACGATTACGCAGGCCGAACCCTCATGGCGCTGCGCGTGCGCGCGCCGGGAGACTCGACCAACGCAGGCACGGCGTTCCTCGACCTGACCGGCCCGTGGAGCCGTTGATATGGCCTCTGCGCGGTACTGGCGAATCAACGGCCTGGAAGCCTGGGCCGGGGGCGACCTGGAGGTGTTCGCCTGGAACTGGTACGACGGCTCGAACCGCGTGGACGCGGCAGCGACCGTAACCAGCAGCCATGCTCCGATTGCAGGAAGCCTATCCGACCTGCAAGGAACATCAACCAGCGCGCGCTGCCGGTTTGCCGCGTCTGCCGTGCGCAGCGGCGGGTTCTACATTTTGTGGGACTTCGGCGCAGCCGTGACGGATATAACCCCGCGCATCGGCGCGGCTGGACTCGCAGAGTTCGTGGCCTATGGACGCCTTCAGTATTCAACCGATGGCGTGACATGGTTCACGGATGTGAACTTCGGGCGCGTGCTCTATCCTGGCCTGGAGCAGTTCACGCCATCAGACCCGATCCTCCGATATGAACCGACATCGAACTGGGACTCGGCATCGACAGGTTCTGCCGTAACCATCAGCGGGCGGAAGGCTACGGTGTGGAGCGACCCGTCAGGCTACGTGCGAACGGACATCGCCAAGACCAACGGGCGGAGAGTTTTTGGTCTTCGGCTGGATGCAATCACCGCGCCACAGGTCTTCTTCGGCGGCATGGCAGCGCTGTCAGGTTGGGGCGCGTTCACCGGCGGCAAGCACTGGATTGAGTATGGGTACGACGACAATCTCTACTACTACCCGGACGGAACTGCTATCAGTGTCTCAGGCCAACCCGGCGCGCCACAAGCGGCAGGCGACATCATGTACTTCGATGTCAATCTCGACGATGGGACGATGGCGCTGCGGAAGAACAGCAGCGCATGGTCGAGCCGCGTGAGCCTGCCGAACTTCGTGGTCGGAGCAGATTACGTCATCGACATGCAGGCGCCATCTTCCAGTACCAGTTCGTGGTCCGCTACCCTGCTCACAACAACCCAAGAACTCGCGGGCGTTGTTCCGTCTGGAGCGTCTGCCTGGGATATCCAAGCCGGTACAAACATCTTCCACGATCCGACAGACTCGCGCGGCTCATCGCCATCCCGCGCCATGATCGTATCATCCGCGCCGGTTGACCCGGTGCGCATCGCTGCACCTAACCGCGTGCGCATGGCGCGTGATATGGAGTTCGGCGGCATCGGCACGATCTACGGCACCACCAAAATCAAGGGCACGCCCAACACACCGACCAAAGCGCGTGTGCGGCTGCTGCGTGACCGCGACGGGCTGCTCGCCCGCGAGACCTGGAGCGACCCGGCAACCGGGGCCTATAGCTTCACCGGCATCGACACCGCGCAGATGTTCACCGTGCTCGCGCAAGACCTCAACGGCGCGTTCCGCCCGGTTGCAGCGAGCCAACTCAAGCCGGAGGAACAGCCATGACATGGAGCGTTTCCACCGCCGTGCTCGAAGCGCAGCTTGCAGCTACCATCGCTCAAGCCGACAGCGGCCCAGGCAATGCGCGGCTTCAATTCTTCACCAATGCCTATCCAGGCCCAGGCGCACCGGGCCAAGCTCCGCAGGCTGAGATCATGCTCGCCAAGCCCTGTGCCACCGTCACGGGCGGCGTGCTCTCGTTTGCGCTGGCATCAGAGCCCGGAGGGCTGGTGCTGACGGCTGGCATTCCGCGCTGGGTGCGCTGGCTGAGCGCATCGGGCGATCGCATCGCAGACGGCACCGTGACCGACGCATCCAGCGGCGGCGATGTGCAGATTACAGGCGGCACCACGCCATCGGGCGACAACAGCCCCATGCTGCTCGCGGGCTCCATCATTCAACTGGCATCAAGCGCCCTAACCTGACATGGCGCAGACCGACCTCGTTTTTTGGCAGACGCCAGCCACCGGCAACCCGGTAGAGCTGGTGTTTGGCGACGACGGAGCACCGGTCACGCAGACCTACAGCGCCAGCGCGGTCGGATCAATCAGCGGCCTTGCCGGAACCATTCACGCACGCTGCGGCGTGCGGCTGGCCTGCGCCGGTTCCATCTCAGGCCTTGCGGGCGGCATCAACGTCAGCATTGACCTCAACGTCGCCCGCCCGACCGTTGGCCGCACCGTCAGCGTCGCGCAGCACGCGCAGCCGATCTCGATTGCAGAGCGCACCGCAGACCAGCAGGCAGCGCCGCTGCGCCCGGGCGTGGTCGGCAAGCAACAGCAATCCGCGTCGCTCAGCGCCAGCACGCAAGACCGTGAACAGCAGACCTTGACGCTGCGCACGGCGGCATTCTCCGCCTACAGCGAGGCGATGGGGCTCAGCCCCTGGGCACGCGCCGTGCTGTTCGAGGATGCGGGCCGTCTGCGCGCCCGCGCTGTTGAAGCGGAGCAGCAAGCCGATCGGCTGCGCGATGCCCGCGCCGCCCGCTTCGAGGATGCGCGCCGCCTGCGCCATGACCGCCTCAGCAGATTCGAGGAGGCGGCCTCGCGCCGCAGCGCCCACCACGGCAGCGCAGGCTACGGCATCCCGTGGCGTCTGCCCAGGGGCGGCAGGTATCAAGAGGCTTGGCCGCCGCGCCCTGGCGTGAGCGCAGCGCCGCAGCCGCCTGCACCACAGCCATGCTACATCCCGGCCATTCCTGCGCATCTGCTGTTCAGCCAGGCGGAAGATGCCACGCTGCCCGCGCATCTGCTGTTCATCTGCGACGGCTACACCGATCCCACCGGCCCGGTCGTGGTTCCTGTTCGGAGGGTATATATCGTGCTCAACAACGTCTCCCTGACCCGCGTCAGCGACAACCTGGACCTACCCGTCACCTCCATTAGCCTGTCTCTCGACATCAACTCATGGACATGGGGCTGGGATGCGCAGATGCCCGCGAGCGCCGAGGGCCTCGTGTCGCCAACCGCCATGCTCACGCCGGTTGAGCTCGAAGCCAGCGTCAACGGATTCTCGGTGCGCCTGCTCGCGGAAGGCATCTCACGCGAGCGCCGGTTCGGCGCAGCCACCATCCGCGTGACCGGGCGCGGCAAGAGCGCCCTGCTCGCAGCGCCCTATGCGCCGGTCATCAACTACATGCAGGCATCCGCCTTCACCGCGCAGCAACTCATGGCCGACGTGCTGACCGCCAACGGCGTCGGCATCGGCTGGGGCGTCGATTGGGGACTGACGGATTGGTCGGTGCCGTCTGGCGTGTTCGCATTCCAAGGCTCATGGATGGACGGCGTGGTCAAGATCGCACAGGCCGCAGGAGGCTACGTGCATCCGCACCCGACCGCGCAGACGCTGCGCGTGCGCCCACGCTACCCGCTGCCTCCGTGGCAGTGGGGCACGCTAGCCGCCGATGTGGTGCTGCCTGACGACGCGGTGGAGCAAGAATCGATCCAGTGGGTAGACCGCTCGCTCTACAACCGCGTGTTCGTGCGGGGCGAGGCACAGGGCATCCTCGGTCAAGTCACCCGTACCGGCACGGCGGGCGACATGCTCGCGCCGATGGTGGTGGACCCGCTGATCACCCATGCAGACGCTGCACGCCAGCGCGGTATCTCGGTGCTGTCGGACACCGGTAGGAAGCTCGAACTCAGCCTGCGCCTACCGGTCGCAGCGGACATGGGCGGCCTGCTCGAACCGGGCAAGGTAATCAGCTACCAAGACGGTGCTGCTACACGCAAAGGAATTGTCAGATCGGTGAAGGTTGACGCCAGCTTCCCAAACGTCTGGCAAACCATCGGCGTCGAATCCTTCGCATAAGGAAACGGACATGCGCAACCTCTTCGCTGAACTCCGCGATCTGCTCCGGCATGGCCCGGTGCAGGTGGGAACTGTATCCAGCTACGCCAACGGCCTCGCCACCATTACGCTACCAGGCGGGGGCGTCATTGTCGCCAAGGCGAGCGCCGCGACCGTCGGGCAGCAGGTGTTCGTGCAAGACGGTGTGGTGCAGGGGCAAGCCGCGAATCTCACACTGGAACAGATTGACATCTAAACATGAGCGCAGACCAGATTGCATCTCTCGCAAGCGACATTGAGCACATCCGCGAAAACCAGGATGCCATGCGTTCTGCCATTGAGCGCATGAGCGAAGCCGTGACCAGGCTTGCCGTCATCGAGGAACGACAGGCATCCGCATCGCAAGCCGTCGAGCGCGTCATGACCGTTGTCGAAAAGATTGATGAGCGCGTTCGCACTCTCGAAGTGGCGGAGCCGATGCAGGCAAGGACAAGCGACTGGGTGCAGTCCGCGATGGTTGCTTCTGTCAGCGCGGCGGCAATGTTCATGGCACACCGGATGGGGCTGTTCTGATGGAACGCATCTCGACGACGAAATGGAAAACCATCGGCGCTACGGCTGCCGTGGTGGCATCAATCGCGTCGTTCGAGGGATACCGTGACCGCGCCTATGACGATGGCGTTGGCGTGCAGACCGTCGGGTTCGGCACGACTCAGACCGGCTCAGGCAAAGTCAAGCCCGGAGACAAAACCGACCCCGTGCGCGCCGTGATTGCCTTGCAGCGCGGAGCGGATCAGCGGGCGCGACAGCTTGCCGAGTGCATCGGAGACGTTCCGCTCTCGAAAGGCGAGTGGGATGCTTATGTGTCGTGGGCCTACAACGTCGGTACCGGCGCAGCTTGCAATTCGACGCTGGTGAAGAAGCTCAAGCAACACCCGCCGGACTACACCGGAGCCTGCCGCGAACTGCTCAAATGGACGCGGGCCGGTGGGCGTGAACTGCCTGGGCTTGTGAACCGCCGCCAGGCCGAATATCAGATGTGCATAGGGGATGCGCCTTGAACCTAATCAGCATCATCGTTGCCGCCTTTCTGTTCGCGCTCGGGGTAGCTTCTGGCTACGGCATCGAGCGCCGCGCCCGTATAGCCGAAGTGGCCTCAATCAAGGCAGAAATTAACAAGCGCGAAGCCGCCGCCGCCGAGGAATCACGCCGCCGCATCGAAGCCGCGCAGAAAGCCGCAGACGAAGCCATCGCAGCGCGCGATGCACGGATGGCAGAACTCGATGCCGTCAACCGGAGATTACGCCATGACCTTCAGACCGCTACCACGGGCCGCCCTTGCTTGTCTGCTGACGCTCGCGGGCTGCTCCAGCAATCCCCAGCTTTCAGCCTCAAACTGCCCACGGCCACCGTCGGCCATGCTTCAGCCGCTCCCGCCGTTGCCGCCGATCCCAGCGACAGCACGGACGCAGACGTCGCAGAGTGGATCGTTGACGCAGCCGCGCTCTACGAGCAGTGTCGAGCGCGCATCGATGCGCTGAGGGATTGGTCTATGCAGTTGCCGCAATGATGTTCATCTAGGCCCACCAAAGACCCACACCATCGGCAAAGCCGCTCCGATGCGTGATTTCTGGTGCCGGCTCGAGGCACCACGAGAATTGAGCCGATCCACTGCGGATCGGCTTTTTTCTTTTCAGAATCAACCACTTATGCAAGGCGGATAGATCAGCCAGCAACACCAAACCCGCCCAAACCTTCCCGCAGTGGCGTATCATCGCGGCCCAAAAGTGGCCCAGCGAAAGGCCCAAGCTATTCGGTAGGAGCGGTTGAGATGGCGCGGATTGAGCGGCGTGGGAAGCGATGGCGCGCGCGTGTGCGTGTGGGCGGTCGGGATTTGTCGGCAAGTTTCGGAACCAAGGCCGAAGCGGCAGCATGGGCCACGGCCCAAGAGGCTGCGCTTGCGTCTGGCAAAAGCGGGCTGGCCCCTCCCGGTGCGCGGTTTGGCGACCTGCTGCGCCGGTACATTGATGAGGTGCTGCCTGGGCATCGAGGCGGCAGGCCAGAGGCGCTGCGCCTTGAGGCTGTCCTTCGGGATGAGATTGCATCGGTTCGCCTGTCTGATCTTGGGCCAGAGCATTTCGCGGCATGGCGTGATCGGCGGCTGCTGCGTGTCTCCGGTGCGTCGGTCATCCGTGAGATGACCACGCTGTCAAGCGCGTGCGCCGTTGCCGTGCGGGAGTGGCGATGGCTGCCTGAGAATCCGCTGTCGCGTGTTCGCAGGCCCAAAGAGCCAGCGCCGCGCACGCGCATCTACTCAGACGACGAAATAGCCGCCGTGCTGCAAGCGTGTGGGTATGAGCCGGATAAACAGCACCTGACGCAACTCGCCCGCGTGGGAGCTGCGGTCATTTGGTCCGTGGAGACGGCCATGCGGGCTGGTGAGATCGTGGGCCTGACGTGGGCCGACGTTGACCTACAGCGCCGCGTCGCGCATCTTGCGATGACGAAGAACGGCTCAGCCCGCGATGTGCCTCTGTCCACGCGCGCGCTTGCGTTGCTGGGCCAACTGCGCGGCACACCAGGATGCGAGGCGCTGGTGTTCGGTATCCGTAATTCAGCGAGCCTAGATGCGCTGTGGCTCAAGGCACGCGACCGCGCGATGCTCAATGACGCCCACTTCCACGACCTGCGAGCGACGGCGCTCACGCGCATGGCGAAGAAGCTGTCCGTGCTGGAACTTGCGAAGGTGAGCGGGCACCGAGACCTGCGCATCCTCTCGGCGGTGTATTACCGAGAGGATGCGGCGAACTTGGCTGACAAGCTCGGGTAGCAGCCAAAGCCCCTCACGCGGTGGCGTGCCGCATGAAGGTGGCTTGGCTCTGGAGGCGCTTTTGAATGTACGCCAAGCCTTTCCCGGTCACCAAGGTTCGTGTGTAGGTGTGGCTCTCACCGCGCTCGTCGTTGTATTGCCTCTCGACCACGCGGAAGTACCCTGCGTCTAGGTGGTGCTGGTAGGGCAGGTTGTTGTGCATCAGCAAGCCCTCGTCGCGCAGGAACTTGAACAGGCGGTTCGGCCCGGTGCCGAGCACCTTGGCAACTTCCTGAATGCTCTGGCAGTTGATGGCTTCTGCCACCGCGTCATGGAACTTCGCCTTGGGGGCTTGCTCCTGCACCTTGGCTTCGAGCGCCATCACCCTCTCGGTGTAGGCCAGCAGCGCATTGCGCAGCTTGGCCGGGTCGGACAGCGCCGTGGAGATGTCGATCACGTTGGCATTGGCCCGACGCTCGCACTCGATGAAGTACAGCCGGGCTTGCTTGCCACGCTCGTTGCGCTCGACCATCGCAAGCTCTTTTGCCATGTCGAGGCTGATAGCGTACTCCTTTGAAGATCGCCCCTGACCCTTTTCCCCGAAATTGGGGAGAAGGTACGCAACGTAGTCATGGTTCTCGATGAAGCCGTACTGGGCAATGCGATCCTTGATCCACGTCGAGAAGTCCTTGCCAACCTCGAGGAAGGCGTGCAGGTCGCGTGCGTTGACGGTATGGACGGTGCTGTCGCCGATCTGGCGCTCTGCCACTTGGATGAGTTCGTTCATGGCGCTCACTCCTCGTCGTCGGACAGGGAGGCGATGTACGCCACATGGTCGAATCCAAGACCTGCGTTAGCGCGGCGCACCAGGTCTTGTTCGGTGATCCGGTCGAGGTTGGAACCGAGATGCTTGGCGGAGACCGCCAGCCACCGCGATACCGTGTTGAAGAAACCGCAATACTGGCCCCGGAACGCATCGAAGGTTTCGCTCCACTCGCTGCATGTGGAGCGATCAGCCATCGCCTTGCCGCCCTCTTGCTCGAAGCGGATCATGAAGGACTCGACGATGCCGGTCAGCCAATAGACAGGGAAGTCAACCTTCTCTTCACGCAGGAACTTCAGGAAGGACAGCGCCATCGCCTCGCCAGTCTCGTAGCCACCGAGGTAACCGCCAGAGGCAGGGACGTTCCAGCAGGGCGAAGCGGACTCGGTGCGCCGGCCGGCCACGAACGGCAGGCGACGGAAACCGGATTTGCCACGGGTCTTGCGCTTGATTGGGTTGGGAGATTTGCCGACGAATGCGGCGGGGAGATGGGTAACAACAGCAGCCATGATGGCCTCCTGATAGATCGTTCAAATTCGCCTCCTGTTAAGAGAGGCGGCCGGGCGCTTGAACACCGCTATCAGACGGCCCACAGTTTTCCCCCGAAGGGTCTTGTATGGCTGTGGACACCCGGCCATAAGCTGACATTGGACCGTGTGCACGGGACAATGAAGAAACCTATGGACGCAAAAAAACCGCAGAACTGTCGGGTGCGGAAGCCGCTGATAGAAGGTGTGTTCAAGCACCTGTGGCGGACTCTAGCACCGAGATGGCGGGCTGTCAACCACCGTGCGCGAGAACCGCACGGTCGGTCCGTTGCCTATGGCTGGAGGCTCTGTGCATGGTCAACGGAGCGTTTCTCATGAGCCGGTGCTACCGAACCCTCCACCCCCGCGCGCCGTCTCCGTCAATTCGTCCGCTTCCTCGAACTCAAGCCTAGGGACTTCGCAGATAAACGCTTGCGCGATCCTGTCGCCGGGCTTGATAAGCATCGGCTCGTTGTAGACAAATCTCCAGCGTCGCAGCAGCACCTTCACCTCGCCTCGGTAGTCGGAATCAATGACACCAGGAAACGCCTCGACGCTGTGAGTGAATGCCAGCCCGCTTCGAGGCGCGATGCGCATCATGTACCCTGGCGGAATCTCAAACGCCAATCCGGTTCCTACAACAAGCTGGCAACCAGGATGTAAAACACCTTCGTCGATACCGGTAACCGTCGCCGCATACAGGTCGAAACACGCAGCCCCTTCGGTCGCATAGACCGGCATCCTGGCCTCCGGGTGCGTCCGTTTCACCTTGATCTTCATGCTAACTCCTTCCGTCGCCTAAGGCGCATCACGCCGCCATGTTGATCTTCGTCATTGTGAATGCGCTTTCATTTTCTTCGCATTGGGAGCAACTGTCTTGATGGCGTCAGCCGAACAAATGTTATCAGTTGCCCACTTGCAAGCTGATTGCCATGCCTCCCATAGCCTTTGCAATTCATCATCCGAATATATGATTACGTTCCCATCATCGTTCGCAACGTACCTATTAAGAAAAGACGGATCAGCGTCTATAGCTAATTTTGTTTTTACCCAAGCCACAAATTGTGTGTGCTCTGGACCTCGAATAGCAATTTCCGCGTTCACGTCAGTACGATAAGAGCATCTAAAGCAATCTACGCAGTATGCGCAGGCGACGCAATCGGTGCATCGAAGGCATTCGAAGCATCCTGTACAGTTGTTGCATCGAGAGCAATCAATGCAGCCAGTGCAGCCAATGCAAGAATCGCAACTGGTGCACCCGATGCAATCCGAGCATCCCGAGCAATCAACGCAGTCAATGCATCCTGTGCATCCGTCATCATCAAGTTCCTTGCATCGTGCGTCGGCTTCCTCTTGGCTTTTGGTGCTATATGACCTGTTCCCTCTTGGTGAAACCTCAGACACGTATCGCATGATTCAATCCCTCATTGGTTGCTGGCGTCATCAATACCGTGTTGCAAGACAGCTTACGTCGTCTGCTGTAATCCATCATTTCTCGCTCCTTCTGTCAAAAATCGCCGTTCCAGATCATTCAGGCTCGCCGCACAAGACCGTGACGCCGTAGGTTTCAACCCCATACCGGTTGGGCTTCGCAACCACGTACCCATCGGCCTTGAGCCTGTTCAGCGCCCGCGTGACAGAACGAGTCCAATGCCCGCCGTCAGGGTCAATCTCGCGCAGATGGTCGATCAGTTCGCGCGCGCTCCAGTACCCGCCTTCCTCGCGCAGCATAAGCCAGATAGCGCGCCTGCGGTCGCGTGCTTCCATTTCCACGCAATTCCGTTCGATTGCCTCTGACGCGCTCATTTCCCAACCTCCACACGATACACATGCTGACGCTGCATCCGCCGCGCAACCTCGCGCAGCGCAAGTTCCATCTGCCTGGGCGTCGAGTTGGCGACAAGCTGATCGTGAATATCAAGCATCGTTGCCAGCGTCTGAAGCTCCGGGCCTGTGGCGACCATACGCCCTGTGCAAACGCTGCGCGCCTTGATGCGCATCAGTGCTTCCTGGGATTCCTGCACGACTGGAACCAGGAAGTCCGCTTCGCTTTGGCTATTCCCGTCTCGCTTGGCTACCTTGTCGATATGTTCCGCGCGCACGAGGCAGACATTGGCGATGATGGCGAGCGTGTCGAAGTCCCCGGCTTCGTCGCTGGCCTTGCCGGTGCGTAGCGCCTCGTACACCATATGCCCAGGCAGTTGCAGCTTGGTCTGCTCCGCCTCGTCGAACGGAAGGCTTCCAACGAGTGCGCGCAGCGGCGCGGTTGGAGATGCCTCCCAGCGGCGTTTCTGCGGGCGATTCTTTGTCCGTCCGGCCATCATGTGCCCCCGTCCTGTTTCAGGCTCACCAGCTTTTCCAGGTAGTGCATGGCCTTTTGCAAGTCTTGCAGTGCGTCTCCCTTGCGCCCCGCTCGGGCCAGATACTTGATAGCGTTGCCGCGAAGGAAGCCCTCGAATTCCGCAGCGCTCATCCATGACTGCATCGCTGCCCACGGCTGAACGGAAAGCGACTTGTAGTGGTCTCCGCCGATCTGGTATGCGTCGGCAGGTCTCCCGCATACGTCAAACCGTTCGCGCTCATTCATTCAATCACCTCCACACGTCCGTCCTTGTGATACAGCCGATTACCAATCCTGCTCGGCATCGAAAACCAGGCCAGCCGTGATTGAGGCAGGCCCGGAATCGGTCGCAGGTCCGATCCGTCGTAGACCTCTCCGATCGATGCGTTGACCAACGTGCGCGATTTGGCAACATCTGCGCTTTCCTTCGGGACCGATGCACGTCTCGTTGAAACCGTATAGCGCCCACCTGCGCCTTTGGTCATAGAAATCAGGCCAAAACCGCACAGTGCGCGCAGTTCTTCCCTGACGATCTCAAGTTTGCCTCCTGAAGCTTCAGCGACCTGCTTGACCGTCACGTCGCCGCCCATGCGATCAACGAACGCGATGCAGCGGCGCTGGAGTTCAGTGAGTTCCCCACGGCTCATGGTTGCTTGTCCTCATCTGCCTCAAACTCCGCAGTCCAGTCGTCATGCTGTGAAGTCGGAGCGCTTGCGCTCTGCGCCTCTGGCACCGGCGCGTCCACATGCTGCTGCTCGAGAACTTCCCCGGTCTCAGCATCAACCGTCATCACGTTGTCCTGCGGAATCCCGATCTCGGCGTGCTCGTCGGCCTCGATTGCCGTTGCAAGCTCAACGCTGATTGGCAGCCACTTGAACAGGCGGCGTGTCACGGTCTTGAGCGCCATCGCCTCGAAGTGCGTCACCCACGGACCGCTAGACCCGGCGCGGGACTGCGCTCGAACTGCCTCGACCTCGCGGCGGCTCATGACATCGAACTGAACCCCGCCGTCCTTGAGCTTGGCGACCGAGTACACGAAGCGCAGCTTGTCAGGCTGCACCCTGTTAGGGTTGTCGAAGTCGGGGATGTGGTGAAGGTTGCTATCGAGCCCAAGCGACACCTCGAACGCGTCCCCTTCGTACACCGGGCGGGCCTCGATGCTCACGATCTGCCCGCTGCGGCGGGCCAGGTCGATCATGCCGCGATAGCCGACGATGAACTGGACTTCTGTGCGCCCGGCCTTGCGGTTCTCGAAAGGGATCAGGTACGCATGCCCGAGCGGGCCACCCGGCTCCAGCCCAAGCTGAGCGCATGTCATGAGCGCCCCGAGGAAGCTGGTTTGGTCGCAGCGTGCGAGCGCCGGGTTCTTCCGCACCTCGGTCAAGGCCACGCGTGCGAGGCGCTCGGCGGTGACGTGCTTGGGAAGCGCAAGCTGCATCTGCGCCTTGATCTTCGGGTCGGTCAGCAATGCGGCGATGTCGTTGGCTGGCTTGCGAGCGGCGGGAGCTTGGCCCGTGACTGCGGCTTTGAGGGTAGTTGCCATGTCAAATCTCCTTCAGGATGAACCGGCGCGAGCCGGGTGTTTCGGTGGTGTGTGCTGCGATAATGTCAGCAGGAGCTTTCAGCGCTTCTGCGACTTCTTTCCAATCTATGCGGCGGATCTTCTTTGATGCTCTCCAGGTCACAAGCAGCTTTCCGTTGAGCATGAGAGCGGATCGCTCTCCGAGTGCGCGTTTAATCTTGTCGGCAGCGTTTTGAAAATCAACATCGGCCTGCTCCATGCGGGCCTTGGCAATGCGCGCTGCGTTGTATGCAGCGAGCAGGTTATCAGTGGCCTCGACGAACTCTCCGTTGTCAGACGGGAACAACCGCTCCACGTCTTTTGCCTTGGCAGGCTCGGGCGGCTTGCGCGTCAGTACGTGCTTGTGCCAAAACTCGTGAGCACGCTCCAGCATCGCGGCGATGGTCTCGTCGTCCGCATAAATGCGCCGGATCACCATACGCTGGCCACCGATCAGGGCGGCAACGTCGCACCACGGCTGGCCCGTGATTGCCATGTACCACATGACTTGTGCCTGGTAGTGGACAGGCACGGCGTCCTCGTCGCCATCGCGGCCCCACTCGCTCGCCTTGAACATGCTGGCGGTCTTGACCTCGAGAATCCCATCCGCGCCCAGCAGCGTGCCTCCGTCCTCAGCCACGCGAACACGACTCCCTGGCGAGACGATGGCGCGGTCGATATTCCCGATTGCCCACTCATGCTCAGGGTGGCGAAGGATGCGGTTGACGCGCTGCACCGAGCGTTCTGTGCGCTCGTAGTACTCGTGGGCCACCACATCCTCCAGCAGCATTCCCCAGCGCACGGCCTCAGCGTTGCAAATATCGTCTTCGGTCGTTTGGCCGGTCTTGACGAACCACACATCGACAGCCGTTTTCCAGGGCGACAGGCCAAGGATTGCCGCGATGTCGGAGCCGCCGATTCCGCTGCGGCGCTTGGATAGCCATTCGTCGCGGGCGTCGGTCGTGATATAGCTGTGCGCGCTCGGTGCTTCAGCATCGGCGACTTGAGTCAATGTCGCCTCATGGACTTGATCTGTTGCAATCCGTTGGCCTTCGGCGAACGCCCGCAGGCAGTTTGAAAAAACAGGGTGAATGTTGTTCACGGTTGTTCCCTTTCATGAAAATACAGATTCGATCTCTTCTTCCAGGCGCTAACGCTCGCGGCTGTTGATCTTCTTTTCGAGCCACGGCGCTGGGCGGCAACGGCGGTCAAGTACGTGGTACTCGATGTCAGGAGGTGACGGCGGACGCCAGAAGTCAGCATCGCCACCAGTGCATCCAATGTCAGCGGGCGCGAAGTAGGTCACGCGCACCACGCACGGGATGCCTGCCACGCGGGTTTCTATGTCCATCACAGCCACCCTGCTGCAATGAGTGCGAGGACAACGACCAGCATTGCCAGCATGAAGACAGTCATGCGATCCTCAGTGAGAATCTCGCTCCGACCGGTGTCTTGACTTAGCAGCGCATCCTGGATGCTGATGGCGTCGCTGTCCATGTCCGGGCGCTGGCGTTTCTGGTATGCAGACCCGATCTTCAGGCCTGTCTTTGTGGTGTATGGTGGTTCCATTACTTGCTCCTTCGTTACGCGGCTTCATCGTGCTGCGTTGACTGAAGTATACACCAATAGGCACAGAAAAGTCTATTCCAGTCAACAAAGTTGTAACGGTGTGTATCTGTAGCAGGCGGCGGCGACCGGATCGTGTCGGCCAATCACATGACGCGCACGTATACTTGAGTCCATGAACTACCGACTTGATACCACCACCGACGAACAGATCGTGACCAGTGCGCTCGCACGCTGCGGCGGCAACGCCCGCGCGCTTGCCCGTGTGCTCAATGTGAAGCCCATGCGCGTGTACAAGTGGATCGAGCGCCGACGCTTGGCCGTGCCTTGGCGCTTGTACCTGTCTGCTGTGCTTGCCGACCCGGCATGGCCGCCGAAGGACAAGCTCTAGAAAAAATCAGGAATTCCCACCTATTCCCAAGCAACTCTGACCTATTCCGTCTGTTCGAGGGAAGGTAGGGCCGTGGCGGCATCTCGGTGTGCAGTCGTGGGCGGCATATCTGGCGTCATGCCATGCCTTCTTGCACCGCCTTGAGCGAAGCATTTAGCGTCGTCCAGTCCGCGTCGTCATCAAGGGTCAAGTCGAGTTCACGGCTCTCGCCAGTCTTCAGGTGCAGCGCTTGGTAATGCGCTTTCATGGCGGGGAGCGTGATTTCCAGGGACACATCCCACGCGCCCAGCGTCCATTCGGCCTGCACGCCGCCATCGGCGGTGGGATAGAGATAAGGTAGCGGCAAATCGGGCGCGTAGTGCTCGTCAAAAGCATGCGCTAGGCGTAACAAAGCGGCGCGTTCCGGCGCCCGCCCCTGGCCATCCAGCCAGCCGTCACGCAGCTTGGCCAGTTCTTCCAGGCGGGTTTCGATGTCCATCTGGTTCAATGTCGTTGCCACGATGCGCTCCCGGCCAGTCCCTGCGCCGCAAGAACCCGGCGCACAAAAAAGTAACCCGCCTGTTTGAGGATGCGCTCGCGCGCATAGCCTTGGCGGGTTTTATTGCTCGCATTGTACAGCAAAAAAATCCCCGCGCTTGGCGGGGATAAGCTGCTGGGGGAGACAGCAAGGAAGGAGGGGAGACGCACCCGATGGGTGTGCTGACATTATACCGTCGGCACGGCGCGGGTCAAGCTCACCTGCCGCGAGCAAAGACGACGGCCGCTGATTCGCTACGCTCAGCGACCGAGACCTCGGTAGGTTTGCACCAGGCGCGGAGTCTACTGCGTGCGGCTCAGCTACGCTGCTTACATCTCAAGTTTTGATGTATGATGTTGCCACCGCAACCGCAACGTAGGAGGTGACATGCAGCAAGCTCAAACCGACGCACTGCGCCGGGCAATCGAGGTCGCCGGTGGGCTGACCAAGCTCTCCGCACTCATCGGGTGCTCGAACCAGCGAGTCTGGAACTGGACCGCAGCCGGACGCGCTCCCGTGAAGATGTGCCCAAGAATCGAGATGGCCACCGGCGTGCCGTGCGAAGAACTGCGCCCGGACATCAACTGGAGCTACATGCGGAAGCGGCTCCAAGGCGGTTCGCAATGAACTACTACCCCTTCCACATCGGGGACTACGTCAGCGCGACCCGGCATCTAAGCTGGGAAGAGGATGCCGCCTTCCGCCGCCTGCTGGACGTGTACTACCTGACGGAAAAGCCGCTCCCGGACGACCTGCGCGCCGTGTGCCGCCTTGTCATGGCGCAGACCGAATCCCAGCGCGAAGCGGTGCGCGTGGTGCTGGAAGAGTTCTTCGAGCTGGCCGACGCCGGGTGGGTGAACAAGCGCGCGGACGAAGAAATCCAGGCGATGCTGGACAAGCAACAGAAGCAGCGCGAGAAGGCAAACAGGCGGTGGGATATGCAGCGCGCGAAGCCCGGCAATGCCGCGCCAGGCAATGCCGCAGCAGGCAATGCCGCAGCATCGCCGGATTATGCCGTGGCATGCGATTTCGATGCCGTGGCAATGCCACCAACACCAACACCAACACCAACACCAACACCAACACCAACACCAACACCAAAAGTAGATAAGCGCACGCAGAGCGTGCGCAATGGCGCGCGCATGGCGCGCATCGCCGGATGCCCGCCCGACGTTGACCCGCAGACGTTCGGCGACTGGCTGGAAGTCCGCAAAGCCAAGAGAGCAGGCCATGTCACTCAGACCGTGATCGACAGCATGAGACGCGAGGCGGGAAAAGCCGGGATCAGCCTGCAAGACGCTGTCGCGCACTGCTGCCTGGCTGGATGGCAGGGCTTCAGGGCGGACTGGTACACGTCGGCGAAGCAGTCTGGCGGGCATCAGACGGCAGGACAGCGGCCGTTTTTCAACAAGCAGATCGCGCTGGAGGAAGAAAACCGGCGCGTGGCGCAGGAATGGCTGGCACAACAAAGGAGCAAGGCATGACACCAAAAGAGCAGGACGAATTTTCAGAATTGGTCTCGGCGGCGATGGCGTACTACGGTGCGACAGCGAGCCCGTACCTGCTGTCGGTGTGGTGGGCGGCGTGCGAGCGGTACACGATGGAGCAGGTGCGTCAGGCGCTCACGCGGCATGCCATGAACCCAGACACGGGCCGGTTCGCGCCGAAGGTCGCGGACATCGTGCGGCTGCTTGAGGGCACGACTGAGGACAAGGCGGCCCTGGCCTGGGGGAAGGCGCTCGACGCTGCGCAGCGCGTAGGGGCGTACTCCGACGTGGTGTTCGACGATCCGGCGATCCATGCGACCATCGAAGACCTTGGCGGGTGGCCGCAGTTTTGCCGGGTCGAGACCAAAGACCTGTCCTACCTGCAACACCGGTTTTGCGAATCGTACCGGGCCTATGCCGCGCGCGGATCGTTCGAGTACCCGCGCAGGCTCGGAGGCGATCGGAGCTCGGACGACGTGTACCGGATGCGCGGGCTGGAGCCTCCAAAGCCGCACGTGGTTGGGGACAAGGCGGCGGCGCGGATGGTGTACAAGGGCGGAGCTACTGGCGGCAAGGCTGTCACAATCGCAGACCTGGGGCAGATAGTCGCCAAGCGCATCGGCGGCGCGGAGCGCGAAAAATCGGCCCTACAAGACGCGATCAGGTCATGACGCTACCCATGTATCAACCATGCCAAAAAAATCGCGCTACTGGCCTGTAAACGCGTCAGAATGGCATTTATGGAGTGCAAAGGATGCAAGCGAGACAAAACGGCGCGGCTGTCGGATGGCCGCATGGTGTGTACGTGGTGCCTGGCATGGCTGACCGAGTGCGAGGCTCGCTATCTGCTGGCGATGCCTCTGGAGGTCAGACGCGATGCGCTGGCTGCGCGGGAGGCTGCGCGCGGGTCGGTCGAGGATTTGAAGGCCGCGATGGAGCGGATGCACGCGCAAAGGCGATCCTCGATGCAGTCAAGGACGGGGCGGAGGTGATGCCGGGGCAGATTCGCTGGGCGCTCAGGCAGACGGGCGATCTATGAAGGAGGGGCGATGATCGTCTCTCTTCCGTGGCCACCACGGGCCACCAGCCCGAACGCCCGGGCGCATTGGGCCACAGTTCACCGCGCACGGTCACGGTATCGGGCGGACGCGCGCATCTTGGCGGTGGCTTCCGGGGCGCGCGATTTTGCGAAGGCTCTGCCTGAAGGCGCTCCGCTGCGCGTCACGCTGCGCGTCTACCCTCCTGACAAGCGCAGGAGGGATTGGGACAACATCGTCGCGTCGCTCAAGTCTGGGCTTGACGGCATCGCGGATGCTCTGAGCATCGATGATTCGCGCTTCCAGATTTCGATTGACATGCTGCCGGAGGTGGTGAATGGAGGGCGCGTCGATGTCGTGGTTGACGCAGACGGCTCGCGCGGCTAGTCGCCATGCCGAAAAGTTTACAATTGGCAGCATGAACGAGGTGACGATATGCCGAGGCTGACCAAGGACACGTGGGCGGATGTGCGTGCGGATCGTGAAGCTGGGGCGTCGTTTCCTGAGCTTGCTGCCAAGTATGGCGTTTCTCACCAGGCGATTCAGAAGCGCGCGAAGGCCGAAGGGTGGAGCGACGGAACCGATGTTGCAGAAGTCATCCGGCGCAAGGTTGCAGAAAAGGTTGCAAGAGTAGTTGCAGGTTCCAACCCGCAAAAACGGGCTGAATCCATAGACGCAGCCGCCGAGAAAAGCGCCTCAGTGGTGCGCATGCACCAGGGTGAGTGGGAAGACCACCGGGCGCGCTTCGGATCTGTTCCGGAGGATTTTGAATCCGGCAGGCTCGCCAAGATCAGCGCGGAAATGCTGCGCATCCGGCAGGACGGTGAGCGCAGGGCATGGGGCTTGGATGAGGCTTCCGCGCAGCCGACCATCGTGATTGAACGCAGCTACGGTTCAAAGTGACCCGCATCGTCATCCCGCCGATTGACCTGCACCCAGGCCAGCGCAGCGTGCTCGAGACACCGGCGCGCTTCAAGGTTATCAGCGCAGGGCGGCGATTCGGGAAAACCCTGCTAGCTGTGGAATGGCTGGCGCTGATGCAGGGCGGGGCGATCGATGGCAAGCCAGTGGCATTTTTCTCGCCATCGTACAAGCTGCTGCTTGATGTGTGGGGCGACATGGAACGCACGCTCAAACCCGTCACGCGCAAGGCCAACCGGACGGAGATGCGCATCGAACTCATGACCGGAGGCGTGATCGACTTTTGGACGCTCGAGGACAAGGACGCTGGCCGTGGCCGCAAATACTCCCGCCTCGTGATCGATGAGGCCGCGCACGCGCGCTATCTGAAGGACGCTTGGGAGCGGGCAATCAGCCCGACGCTGACGGACTACAGCGGAGATGCGTGGTTCATCAGCACGCCGAACGGGATGAACTACTTCTACGAGTTGTTCAAACGCGGTGGCGATCTGGCATATCCAGATTGGGCGAGCTTCCACATGCCGACAAGCTCCAACCCGCATATAGACCCATCGGAGGTCGAGCAAAAGCGCCGCGAGCTTCCCGACCTGGTGTTTCGCCAGGAATACTTGGCAGAGTTCGTCACCTTCGGCGGTGGGCTGGTCAAGCCAGAAATGCTGGCAGATGCGCCATGTCCGCCCGGATTGCCCGTTGTGCTTGGCGTTGACCTCGCCATCAGCGAGCGAGCAGGGGCGGACTACACCGCCATTGTTGCGCTTGCTCGTGACCCCGACACCGGCATCGTGTACATCAAGGAAGCCGAGAGGCATCGGTGCGGGTTCCACGAAGTACTCCAGCGCATCAAGGCCGCTGCAGCGCGCCACAGCCCGCGCGTGATCGCGGTCGAGCAGACGCAGTACCAGGCCGCCGTGGTGCAGGAACTGACGCGCACGACAACCCTTCCGGTGCGTGGAATCCGGCCCGACAAGGACAAAGTGACGCGGTTCCTTCCGGTGCTCACGCGCTATGAGCAGCGCATGATCCGGCATGACCCGTCAGGTGTGCCCGCATGGTTCCGCGACGAATTGCTCTCGTTTCCTGAGTGCGAGCACGACGACGCCGTGGACGCGCTCAGCCACGCCTTTTCTGCGATCGGAATGGCGGCAACACGGCCTGTTGCTGCTGGTGGGAGGACGTTCTGATGATGCCGGAGATTGTCGATTTGCTCGGGCACGGGGCGGCTGCGCGCCTTGCCTTGTCCTTCAATGGCCGTGAAATCCGAGTTCCATCCCGTCACCAAGGCCGCACGTGGGATGCGCTGGTGCAGGCCATCGGAGCCGAGGCCGCCGCCCGGTTCTGCGAGTACTTCAAAGGCGAGCGGGTCTATGTGGCCAGCAGCCAAAAGATGCACACTGAGCACAATCGCCGCCGTGCTGCTGAGATGCGCGCGCAAGGCAAGAGTTGGTCAGAGGTGGCGAAGGCACTCACGCGCCCGACTGGATACACCGAGCGCGGGGCGCGCAAGCTGCTGGAGAAAAGCGGGTCGGCTGCGTTTGCGTCGCTTCCGCTGTTTGGTGACGAGGCGCCGGACTTAGTTCCGAACGGATGATGGAGCGACAGGAAACATCATCGAGCATCATGGCACAACCACCGACCGCATACACCTCAGCCGTATCCATCGAGCGGGCATTAGCACGATTCGGGTGGCTCGGGGACGCCGATGAAGTCCTCGCTCAGCTCGGAATCGACCGCAACAAGCTTCGTCGGATTGCAGATGATGATGAGGTGTCGGCAGCGCTGGATACGCGCCGCGATGCCGCGCTCAATACGCCGTGGCGCATCGAGCACGACCAATCGCGCGCGCGGCAGTTCTTTACGGATGCGGCGTCGGGTGCGATTCCAGCCATCATGTCGGCAGCTTGGGGCGCTGTCCCGTATGGCTACAGCGTGTTCGAGGTTGTATATGCGGACGCAGGTGGAGGCCGGATCGCCATCGGAAGCATCATCGAGTGCCCGTTCGAGTGGTTCATGCTGCGGCCTGACGGCTCGCTGCTTTGGCGCAACGACCTTACTCAAACCGACCCGCGCAAGTTCTTCGCCATCGTTCACCAGGGAAGCTTGCGCAAGCCGATGGGCGAGGCCCTGCTGGCAAAAGCCTATTGGCCGTGGTATTTCAGAACCCACGGCTGGCGCTTTTGGGCCAAGTTTCTTGAGCAGGCCGCCGTTCCGCTGCTAGTTGGGCGCACGCTCTCGGACAAGCAGGCGATGGTGGAGATGCTGCGCAGCCTCTCGAGCGGGCCGGTGGCAGCGCTTGACCGAGATGAAGAAATCGTCTCGGTCGATACTCCGGGCAACAGCCCCAACAAGTTCACCGAGTTCGAGATTGCCTGCACCCGGAGAATACAACGCCTGATCCTTGGGCAGACGCTCACCAGCGGAACCGACGGCGGAAGCGGCAACCGCGCATTGGGCGAGGTTCATGACGAAATCCGCCAGGAAAAGCGCCGCGCCGATATTCGCTTGCTCACTGACGCCGTGCAGCGGGTACTTGACACCCTGGCCGCGCTCAATGCCTTGCCAGCGCCTCGATTCGTCATGGAGGATGAGGCCGGATTGCAAATGGATCGCGCAAAGCGCGATGAAATCCTTGTCCGATCCGGGATGCTCCAGTTCACGCGCCGCTACCTCGAGGAAAAATACGGCCTGGAGCCGGATGACTTCAATGAACTCACGCCGGATCAGGCGGCGGCAGTTGCAGACGTTGGCGTCGGTGCGGGAGGCCCTCCGGCGCAGCCGGTAGGCGCTGGCATGGCGGCAATATTTGCAACTCAAGACGCGCCGCACAAACCAGACCGCCCGCGCTTCACCGCAGGCCAACAGGCCATCGAGGATGAGATTGAGCGCATCCTGCCGTCCGTGGCCAGCCCGATCGATTCCGCCGCTATCAGGTCCGCCATCATTGGTGCGGAGAGTGTGGGCGACCTGTACGAACGACTGGCCGTCGCCATGCGCGATGCGGATGCCTCTAAGTTCGGGCAAGTATTCGAGCGAGCCATATTCGCCGCCGATGTGATGGGATATCTGCATGCAGGCGGAAAAGCGCAAACGAGCGGAGAGGCCGCATCCGCACCGACGGTAAACCTTACAGCGCCCATCACGATCAACATGCCTGAGCAGCCCGCTCCGGTCGTGCGCATGGAGGCCGCGCCCGCGCCGATCGTCAACGTCGAACCGCCTGTTGTCAATGTGCAGGTCGCAGCTCCAGAGGTCAGCTTCACCGCCGAAGTGCCACCCGCGCAAGTTGTGGTGGCACATCCGGCCCGCGCCATTCAGACCGTCGAGCGCGATCCGAACACCCTCGAAGTCACACGCACCGTCACGACCTACGAAACCGACCAACCCAAGGAGTAACCCATCATGGCTATCCAGTTTTCTGTTCCCGTCCGCAACGCCCGTCTCGACGCCATCGAAACCGCCATCGGAACGTCTGCAATCCTGAAAATCCGCACCGGCGCAGCCCCGGCATCGTGTGCCACGGCAGACTCCGGCACCGTGCTCGCAACGGTCAACCTTCCCTCTGACTGGATGGTAAACGCTGCATCCGGCAGCAAGGGCATGTCCGGGACGTGGCAGGACACAAGCGCCGATGCATCCGGCACTGCCGGGCACTTCCGCATCTACGCCAGTGACGGCACCACATGCCACCTGCAAGGCACGGTCACGGCGACGGGCGGTGGCGGCGACCTACAAGTCGATAACGTCAACTTCGCCGTTGGTCAGAGCTTCACCGTGACCAGCTTCACCCTGACCGACGGCAACGCCTAAACGATCATGGCAATAACCACACTCGACCAACTGCTGGCTGGGATGCTGCCGCCTGCGTCCATCGTCAAGGCCGCAACGCCAACGCTGGTCGCGGGCCGACCGCAGAGCTTGTTCTACCTCGCGGGCGCACCCGGGGCGGCTGTTGCGCCGTCCTCTAATCTTGCGGGAACCGCTCTCTCCAACTACGCGGGGCAAATACCTTTCCCTTCCGCAGTCTACGGCGAGAACGTCAATCTGGCGCGATTCCAGGCCCAGGCATCCATCGCTGGCACGCTCATCTTATGCGACCGGCTCTGGCACAACTCGGGCTTGAGCCTGACCACAACGGCCGCGCAGACGATCAACTCGGTGACGTGGCCCGCGCGCGATGCAAGCGGCGCGAGCAATGGAAACCAGGTTCTGATCGGCCTCGAGGTCACGACAGCAACCGGATCGGGAACGCCAACTTTCACCATGTCCTACACCAATCAGGTTGGCCTGGCTGGTCAGATTGGAACCGGCATTCTGACAGGCGTTGCGTCATCAGCTGTAGGGGCGTTCTATCCTATGGGCCTGGCCGCTGGAGATACCGGAGTGCAATCGGTGCAGACCTTCACCCTCTCGGCCTCGTGGACATCCGGAGCCGCCTCGCTGGTTGCATACCGAGAGATCGCGCGGTTGGAAATCACGTCATCGAACGTGCCAGCAGCCATCGACGCGATCACCTCCGGCATGCCGCGCATGTATGACGGCAGCGTGCCGTTTTTGCTGTTCGTTCCTTCTGCCACGACGGCGAGCAACATCAGCGGGCACGTGGTGTACTCGCAAGGCTAACCTATGACCGCCGCCGTGCAGATCAACGGCTGGCTGAAGGCGCGGTACATCAAACGCAGCGCCGCGCAGACCTACGCGCGCATTTCCTGGGGCGACTGGGACAACACAGAGGCGCAGGTTTGGGGCGCATGGATTTTCGGATCTATCGCAAGCGACCCGGGAACGGGTACGCTGGCCGCGACCCTGGGCGCGGCATCGGTATCTGCAAAGGGACGCCTGGAGATAAAAGGCACCGCCAGCGCGACGCTTGCCACCCTGACCGCATCCGGCAGCGCTGCGCTGGCCATCAAGGCTCATTGGGCGGCAACGCTCGATGCGGCGCTGCTGTCGGCATCGGGATCGTTGGGGTCGGCAGGCATCAATGGCGCGCTTGATGCAACGCTGGAGCAGGTTGTAGCCATCGGAACGGGTACGCTGGCGATCAGCGGTCAAGGGGCGGCTGTGCTGGCCGGTGCCACTCTGTCGGCATCCGGCGCGCTTGCGATCAAAGGGCAAGTGGCCGCAGCGCTTGCATCCGCAATCGCATCAGCCTTCGGCTCGATTGAAATCCGCGCGCAGGCGTCCGTGACGCTGGCCAACGCCACAGCGGGCGGGGCCGGGCAGCTTGCCATCGGAGCTCAGACAGCAAGCATGCTTGAGGCTGCTGCACTCTCGGCGACCGGAGCGATTGCCGTGCGTGGGCAGGTGGCAGCGATGCTCTCAGACGCAGCGATTGCGGCCACGGGCATCCTTCGGATCCGCGCGCAGGCATATGAGACGCTTGCGGACGCCAGCATGACGGGCACTGGGGCGCTGCGCATACGAGCGCAAGGCTGGGCCGTCCTTGACGACGCGCTGTCAGCGGGCGAGGCCGCCTTGGCCTTGGCCGCGCAGATGACCTCCGGGCAGCTTGGGGACGCCATCTGCGCCTCCGGTGGGATGCTTGCTATCCGGGCGCAGGGCGCGGCAACTCTCGCCGAAGCATCGTGCATGGCTGAAGGAGCGTCAAACAGCCCGTCGCTATCGCTCGCCGCCATCGATGCACTGGCCGCTGCCGTGTGGGCGCAGCCGCTGCCGCTGCCAGACTCGCCACCAGTATACGCACCCGGAGCAGGCATGTTGTCCGCGGCAGAGATTGCCCGCGCCGCGCACGCGGTATGGGCGCGGGGCCTGCCATGACGACGGCGGGCGCGAGACTTCGGTCGCTGGCTGGGCGGGATGGACCGACAGGCGCACTGCTGCTGATGATCAGCAGTGGAGCAACCGCAGGCGCAGCGCTGGTTTCCTACTCTGGATTGCCTGTTGGTTCTGCTTCCGATCACTTGATGGTAGACAGGGCGCAGCCGTGGCAAGGCGGTACGTTTGGATTTGACTACGACAGCGTGCGCAGGAATAGGCCGCGCCGCAAGAGGGATGACGAACTGATATGGCTGTGAAGGTTCCACTCGACGACCCGGCGTCGAAAATCATTGCCGATCTGCGCAGCCAGAACGTCACGCTGCCGGATGTGTTCTACGCGCTCGA